AGTAAAAGGCGTTCCCTTAGTTCACCACTTTCATGGTATCTGAATAGTAATCGTTTAAGGTATCTGAATCTGCGTAAATCTTCTTGGAAGTCTTCCATGTCCTCACATTGAGGGTCATCGTAATGCTTCAGAGCGAATGCAGAAAAGTTTTTTGCTGTTAGTTTGTCAAAAAGACTCATAATATAATTTAAAATAGTGGTCTACCATGGTATTTAGTAGACCTCTAAGGAAGGTTTTAGACCAATGAACCGTATACTTTGTAACTGTTGTTCATTAACCGTTCGTATTTCACGTTAAGTGAAACTATTTTTTCTTCTTTTTCGAACTCGTCGTGTGGTGTATCAACTGTTTTTCCGAATGTTTCACCATATCTTGAGAAAGAAAGGTCAAACTCTCCACTTTCATTGAACTCAACATTGTCATGTTGCATCATTGCAAGTCCAAGTTGCTCGAGTTTTGCCTTCATCTGTTCGACTGCAGCTTGTGGGTTCATGTATTCTGAACTTGCTGTGTGTCCTAAGACTGCATTGATGCTAGCTTTAACGTCTGCATCATCAATGTCATGTGGTATCTGATTTGAAGAAAGTCCACCGACTTGCTTTGACCCATGGGTCTCTGCAATGAATTGTCTGAATTTTTTCATAATTTTTTATTCCTATTTTGCGTCGTAGTAGTTTTTATTTAATTCACCACGAACTATTGTTTCACCGACCTTTCTACATTTAATGTAGTATCTTTCAGTGTTACCACCAATCGATGTAAATGTTCTAATACCCGCCGTAACAGTTCCGTTAGATTCGGAGTATGTATCTGCATCTGATTTAGTTGCAGAGTTTTCATACTCCCAAATTCCGCCCGAACCTGTGACTGCTACGTACGCCATTACTTAATTAAGCTACTGCAGTAATTTTCCCAGCTGCAGTTCCAATACCTGCTACTGAGGTAATTGTTGATACAGTTGAGGTACCTTTGTCTTTAATAGTTCCACTGTTTAGTGATACTGGGTTTGCACCAAAGACTAACTGGTCATCTGCAGCGATTGAAGCTGATGCAGCTCCAACTACTAGATTGAACGTTAGTTCGTTAGTACCTGTTCCACTTGCATATGATAATACATGTGGGCCTCTTCCACTTCCAGTACCTTGGTTACCGTTGGTAACTGATAGTTGAGGTGTTCCAGTAACGTCTACTGCTTCGTTAAAGATAACTTTTGCAGATAGTGTAGAACCATTAGACACATCATGTGCAGTGGAAATCCAATCAATATCAGTGATATTAGCTGCTCCAAGAGCAGTTGTAAGTGCAGAACTAGACCATGCGACTAATGTTTCAGTCAATGTTCTTGAACCCACTACTTTTTTTAATTCCCAACCATATGGTTTAGCTTGAGTGTTTGTTTTTTCGGCGTCAGTTAACCAGTTAGGTTTTGATTCTGAACCACTTGTATGTCCCCAAAGTGCCATTTTATTTCTCCGTTATAGATTTATTTAGCGACTCTTAATATTGTATCAAAAGTCTTTTTAAAAGATTTTATATCTTTTTGTAAAAGTCGTGAGTATTTATCTCTTAAGGCGGGCTTAACAGACATTAATGCCTGATAAACTTTTTCTGCATCTTGATGCTTTACCTTCAACTTTTTCATGTCGTCCGTTCTTACTTCTGTATCTCGTTTAGTATCAATCATTTTTGATAACTGAACAAGAACATTTGCATCGGGTCTTAATTGCATTCCCGCTGCTTTTGAGTTAAAAGCATCAATTGCTCTATCGACTACCTCATCCTCTTGTGCTTCTGAATACTTTCCACCAGCCATTGTACTGATTTTCTGTATCATCGCACGCAATTCTTTTTCTGATTTTGCCTTTGATACTGCACGTGCAATCTTCTTATTGCCACCGTCACTCATCATTGCAAAATCTGAAGCCTTCTCCATTACGGCATTGGTCTTCTTTGCAGCATCTTTGATGTACCCTAACTTCTTAAGTTTCTCCTTAAAAAGTTTGTATCTTGCATCACCTTTGACACTCATTACCTACTTCTCGTCAAAATGCATAATTGTTGAAGGGTCACCATATGATGATTTGCCTCTTGCAACTGCATCAAAGTCTCTGAGTTTCTTCTTAGTTCCACTCATAACGATTACTGTATCTTTCTTACCTTTATCCATAGTAATCTTTAGACCCATCATCTTTGCAGACTTTTTAAATTTTTCTTCTTCGGGTCTCTGCATTCCTTTAACTCTGTAAGAAATCATCTCTTCATTAATTGATTCTTTAACACCCATTACTTTATGTGCAATGTGTACTAGAGTTTGAATGTTTGATTTCTCCATTCTACTCTTGTTTTGGTCGTTTACTTTATCATAAACTGTTGTAATCATAGATGCAGTAAACATATCTAACATGACTCCACCAACTTTGGCTGCACCTTTAGTGTCTACAATCTTTTGAATTGCAGGCATAAGGTTCTTAGCTTCTGTTATAGTTCCTTCTTTTAATCCTTTTAGATTACCACGGTATTTGATTTTATCTTTACCTTCTTCTACTTCGTCTTCTTTAACTGGGCCTAATCCTTTAGGTACCATAACACTCCAACCACCACCGTGGTCTTCTGCAGTCTTTAGTTTACTTAATGCAACATATAAAGGTTGTAAGTCCTTACCATCATCATAATCGGTTGTTTTGCTGTAAGATTTGTCAATCATAAGACCGACTTTGTATGCACTTGAACCTTCCATTGGTGTTGAGTAAACTGGTTTTTGTTTGATTTTGTTTTTCTTACAGTATGCATCAATCATATCTGTTGCTTTAATGAAGTCTTTCTTATTCTCTTCTGAAGTGATTCTGTCTCCTTTACCACCTCTGAATTGAATGTAGAAGTCTACACATCTAGGATACTGTTTGTCACTGTAAGGTTTGAACTTCTCGGAAATGATGCCTTCATCAAGGATGTCCATTATGAAGTCTTCTACATCGTCTTTATGACCAACTGCTCCAGTTGTTGATGCCCAACCTATTAAATCGTCTTCTACCTTTTTAGGTAAATCTTTGTTGTTCTTTCTGAAATCATCAATTGCTTTTCTGTGTTTTGTGATGAGTTTCTTCCAGTCTTTATCTCTTGGATACATTTTGATTACTTTTTTGTAATCTTCTTGAAATTGGAATTCTTCGTTTGCATACTTCAATGCATTCTGAACTTCTTTTGATTTTAGAATCTTATCACCGTAGAACTTTTTAATTTCTTGTCTTGCAATAGTGTCTGCACCACCAAGGTCAAGTGCAACTTCTACAGCTTTCTTAACTTCGGGGTCACTGACTTTATTTCTTCTGAAGTATGTAGATACCTCTCTACCTGTAAGTTTTTGTTTCCCATATGGGCCCAAAGGATTGACTTTACCATCCTTATCTAAAACTTTCTTTGCTTCATGAAATAAATTCATTCTACTCTCCAAATATTGCGTATGATAGAATCGCATCTTGCATGATGATTTCTGCCATCTCTTCTCTAAATGCAGTATCACCATCAAACTTAAACTTAGAATGCTGTTTGTTTGTCATAACGATATTCTCATCATAACCCATTACTTCTAACTTTTGTAATTGTTTTATTACTGTCTCACCTTGTTTTTTAGACTCTTTGAAACCTGCTTTAACTTCTTTTTTGATGAGGTTTTGTAGTTCCTTTACTATTTTATTAAGTTTAGGTGCTTTGTATACAAATGCTTTTTCTTCACCATGTTTAGAGATTAAAGCATCAGCTTGTTTGTAGTAATCTCTACTACCTTCATTTACATTTTTTTTTTCGTCACCAAGTTTAATAAACTTTTTTGAAGGTTTTGCTTTCTCTTCTATCTGTCCTTCGAATACAGCCATAAGAATTCTTTCAAATCCTTTGTCTTCTTTGATACCAAGTTTCTTAATCTCGGATGCAATCTTCTTGTTGATGTCACCAACTTCTTTTGTGGCAGCTGGGCCTTGTGCAACTAGTCTTGCTTTTTGCATAAGAAGGTCTGAGTATTTTGCATACTTTCCAGCCTTCTCGTTAAATGTTTCTGATTCTGCGACACCGTCAATTGGTGTTGGTAAGACTTCTTCAATTCTAACTGATTCGTTTTTCGTTGGGCCGTTTACCTTACCCTTATACTTTTTAACAATCTTTTGTACATTTCTATCAGAAATAAATTTGTCTAAAGACTTTTCGTCACCGTAAAATTCTAAAGAATTTGGTTCATCAGATGCACCATCAAAACTAGTTACATGCATTTTCCTAATTTTACTAATTAGTTTATCTATAACTGTTAATTCATCTTTGGAAATTTTACCCTTTGTTTCGATATATAAACTAGCCTCATGACCTCTACGGTCTTTATTTTTGAAGTTTTTCATATCTCGAACATCTTCGTCTATCTTTGCTTCTTTCTTCTCGTCTTTACCGTCCCAGTTCTTATCGATGTAATCATAGAATTCTTTCTCTTTGTCACCCTTAAGTTCTGCTGGAGATGTTACTCCAAACTTCTTTAGTGCAGCTTGAAAGAACTTCTTATAATCACCACTTTCCAATACAATTGCGTTAGCAGCTGCGAGTAAAGAGTCGGATAAACCATGTCCTAATCCTTCAAATTTCATTGTTCTAATTCTCCTTTTTTGAAGTAGTCAAACATTTTTTCTTTACCTTCTTCATCAAGACGTAAAGACTTTGCAAGTCTACCTAACATGTTTTTTTCTGTTAATTTTTCAACTGTCTTTTCGAGAGATGTGTTCTCTTCTATGACTTCTTCTTGAACCTCTTCCATTGCTGGAAGTTCACCCATCTTTGCAGTCATTCTTTTGAATCCTTTAGGATTTTGTTTCTGCATAGCTTGTAGAACTTTGACATCTGTCATGTTCATAAGATTTGCAATACCATTGACTTCTTTTTTGTCCTTAGTTTTGAAAAGTTTAGAGATTTTATCTCCCATTCCCTCTTCAACAATAAATTCTTCTATATCTTCTACTTCGGGAAGAGTGTCTTCAGTACTTAAATCTTCCTCTAAATGAGCTACTAAGGCCTCAATTTCGTCTGAAATGATGTCTTCTGCAGTCTTTTCTAACGTGCCATCTTTACGTGGTTCCACGTAGTTACGGACTTCATCCAGTTTGTCCTTCCAATTTTCTGATTTATAACTCATAGTCTTATTTATGTAATTCGTATCCTAACAACAAGATTTCCTTGTCCTTTTATCAACCTGTGGTAGGTCATTTTAGGAATATAATACTCTTCTCCTTGATTTAATAATATAGGTAACTCGTCATCATGTTGTAATGACCAGTTACTACCACTTAATACGCTAACCTGTCGAGACTCTTTGTCTCTATGCCAGACCAGTTCTTCTTCCAATACACTGTCCTCGAACTCTCTTATAACGTAAGGTACACCTGTACCATGTTGTTCCTCTACCCTTTCGGTATAAGGTTTAGTCGTCAAGTCCTTTAACATAGTTGTTTGACTTTTGTTTGTAACCATAGTACCCAATATCGTTCGGTTCTAAGTCGAACATTCCTTCGACGAAGTTCTCTGCTAAATTCTCTGCATACGATTCAGAATGGTCATAGACCGCTCTGCGTCCTTTCTTACCTGTACCTAATTCTTTGAGGTCAACTTCAAATCCTTTTGAAGTTTTATAGACCTTTGCTTCTCTTGCATCTTTCACGTATGTGTGATATAATTCTTTCATAATGTATAACCTACACCTATATTTAGACTACCAAAAAAAATCTCCCCCACCACTCAAACCTAATTGTTTTGCGTAGTATGGTAATCGACATGCCCAATAGCCTGCCGTAGTCTTGTCGTTCTTAGTAGAACACTGGTGTCTTGCAACAAAGCTCTTTCTTGCTTTGTCATTTTTTAACTTTACTTTTAACCCTGTAGTATCACCCCAAGATATCTTCTTAATCTTGTCACCGTCCTTTACATAGACATAGTATTTCTTACTACCACCGACTTTGGGTTTATTGAGTTCGGGTTCCTTTTCTTCTTCTTCTATAATCATAGGACAATCTAGAGGAACCATGTTACCCTCATAGACCTCAAACTCACCTAAGTCTGTCTCTAGGATTTGTTTATCAACCTCTGTAAGTACGTATCTATCCTCACTTAATCTCTTCCTTGCCTCTTTGATGACTTCAAAATACATCATAGAACCCAATCTAAAAGGATTGTCGGTTATATTAGTGTTAGTCTCTTGTAGACTATCAACTGTCTCGTGTATAGCCAGTTCGTGAAAGGTCTTCATTAGTCAAGCTTTCCGCTCTCAATAGCATCAACATATTCGTCTAAAGCTCTTCTAGCGTCTACAATACCATCATTGCATTTTCTCAGATAGAGGGATTTACCATTTTGTAATTTGTTCATACTTTTGTATGCACTCTCTAGCATTTTATCAAGTTTCTTAACATCTCTTAATTCGGGGTTAGGTCTAAATGCTTCTTGTATTTCTTCACCTATAGGGACACAGTTTGGTACTTGTTTACCATTTTTTGTTTTGAATCCTTTCTGAACGTAACCATCCCAACATGCTTCTTCTAGTTTCTCTTCATTGTAAGGGAATCCTTTTAATGGATTAGGGTACTTAGTAGAGAAGTGTTTCTTTTGTCTCTCTTCATTGACAACCTTGACCTGTGATAGATATTCCTCTACCTGTTGGCCTGGAGTATCTTCTTGATATGCCTTTTTGGTTTCGTCTGTTCCAACTTCATGGACTCCGTTATCATGTTTGTTCCCACTCATTTTATTCCCCTTACCTTTAAAATAGTTTTATAACTTTCTGATTTCGTTTCTGCTTTCTTTCTGTCTGCATCACGTTTTGATTGAATTTGTTTGTCTGCAGTCTCTTTCTCTTTCTGACCATCGACTCTTTCTGTTTCTCTTTCGTGTCTTTTAGTCAATGCTTCGAGTTCGTCCTCTTGTCTTAGTTTAAGACGTTCGAGTTCACCTGCTTGTTTTGCTTTTAACTCCGCTGCATCTACGGCTGCATCTTCTAATAAATCACCCTCTAGATTGTCACCGAATTTAAGGAATAGTTTACCTTTCTCTTGTTTCTTATTGGTAACTTTATGTTTAACCATTGCACCGATTGTATTGATAAGGCCAATACCTTTTTCGGGATTCTTTGTAAACTCATCTTCCATTTTTTGACCAACTTTTTTCAAAATTAGAGCAATGATGTCTTGAGCACTAGTAACTAATTTACCTTCTTGGACTGATTCAGATGCACCAGCTTTCTTTGCAAGGTCTTTGTCTGCACCACCCCATGTTCCTTTACCTTTGGTGATGAATGAATTTACTCTTGCATGTCCCCACTGCTCTGGAGTAGTGCCTGGCCTATGACCAGTCTTCCATGCAGCCACACCTCTGTTATAAACCTGTTGTAGAATACCTTTTGATATCCCCGATTTATCAGCTTTCTTTGCAAGTGACTTACCAGCATCTTCGTACATATCTTTGTACTTTTTAGTATGTTTGGAAGGTTTAGTATCTGCATCATGGTCGCCAGGTGCAGGGCCGTCTTTTTTCTGTGCAAAATGAGCTGCACGTTTTTGTTTGGTAGACTTAGACATTTCGTCACCATCAGCATCCTTTGCGTAATACTTGGATGGTTGAGTACCTTTACGGTCTTCAATGTCTTTGTCTTGTTTGACCTTTCTTTCGTTAAGTATAGATTCTAATATGTCCATAATACTATTTATCGTTTTTTAGCATCCAGTTCTGCTTGTTTCCATGCAAGTGCTTTCTTATTACTTGGGAATGCACCAGTCCAACCAAGTAATTTTGTGTACATCTTAGTTGCAGCTTTATCTAGTTCCTTTAATCCTTCATCGTTTGTGACTTCTATATAATCTCTACTAAAGATTTTTTTCAGTGCAGCTGCATTCTTTCTAGATTTTTCCCAATCTGATTTTACTATCTCAGCTGGTAATTTTCTAGGTCTTGATGCATTTCTCTTTTGTGCATTGTCTAGTGATGCACTTACGTATATCATTTTAGATTCATATCCTAATGCATCTAATGACTTCTTATATTTCTGTACTTTAGCAATGTTTGCACTAGTAGTATCAAATATCATTCCAAGTCTACCACCAATATAGTTGTTCATATTCTTTGTAGTGATACTCTTTGCTTTTGCACGAATAGGGTCAACTTTATCAAAGTCTGCACCACGTAAATCAAGTGACATTCCTGCCTTTTTTAATCCATTTTCAAAAGCTGCATCGGTGTTTACCATCTTCAGTCCTAATGCCTTTAGTGATAACTTTTGTACCACTGTTGACTTACCACTGCCTGGGCCACCCGAGAAAAACACTGCTTTGAATGTTCCTTGGTCATAGACTCCTTCAGTAATTAAATCTTCAATCATATAGTCGGGTAAAGATGACTCAACAATTCCCATCCCTCTACGGATGTCTTTGTATAGTTGTTCAATATCTTTTTTATTCCTAGTCGGAACACCTTGTGCAAATGCTTTAAAATCACCGACTTCTGCAAGAGCTCTTAATTTAGATGCACTCATTCCACTTAGGTCATCTGCATCGGGGTCTCTCTCCCCTGCTGATACAATTTGTATATCATCAAATTTATAGTAGCCGTGCCTTGCTTTAACTCCGTTGTACTTCTTCAGTAACATTTCAAATTCTTTAATTCTGTCTGAACCAACTACCATCTTAACACGTTTGAAATTTTGTTTATGTAATTCATTTGCAATCTCAAATACAGTACGTGCTTGTACATCTGCAACTATCTTACCAAAGAATTTCTTAAGATATTTTACTTTGAGTTTATGGTCTAATGGATTTTTCTTTTTGTCGTTTGAATGAGATGAGAAAAGCATTGGTTGATAACCACCGCTGGTTTCTTTTTTAAGCTTGTCTACTAATTTTGCATGACCTGTTGTGGGTGGGTTGAATCTACCGAATGTAAATACAACACCCTTGTCTTTTGCTTCTGTTAAAAATTTACCGAATTCTTTCATTACTTATCCCAATTTTTGATTGCAGTGAAGTTGTTAAATGCAAATTCCATACGGTCTACAAGTTTAACAGCTTTACCTGTTCTGTCGATTGCAACGTAACCTTCGGGGTTAACTGCTTCGAATCCGTTTGCAGTCTTTTTGAATGTTCCGATACTCTTTACTCTATTTAGGGCAACAATAATAATCTGTTTTGCAACTACCAAGTGACCCATGAAACTAGTGAGATTAGTAATAAACTTTTTAAGACCTCTAAGTTCTCTTGAAAGGTCTTCACCAATCTCTGTTTTAATTAATTTGTGTTTCTCTGTTTTAACACCACCAACAACTTTATCTTTCCAATATCCTTCAAAGTGTTTAATGTAACCATCGAATGATGGATTGAACTTACCTTGTCTGATTAATGAGTTGCAGTAAGTCTTATAGGATGCACCAGCACCTTTCTTTGTGATAGTCATCTGTATGTCTTGGAACTTCTGTAGGTCTTTCTTAGTGATACCGTGGAATGCTTTACCTGTTGCAGTCAACTCTTGTGTTAGTTTGAGTGTCTCCTTTGAAGTCATTGAACTATTACCACTGACATCTTTGTATGATGCATCATCTATCCATACATCACTACTAGAACCTAACTTAGATATGTTTGCACCAAATGATGCACCCAATCCTTCTATAGTACTACCCTCGTATGTGGTATGGAATACAATACCCATCTTAGAACCAGCTATAACTTTACCAAGGTTTGAGGTTTCGTCAACTGCATATAAGATTGTGTTTGGTTGAAATGTTATGAATGATTTACCATCTATCTTTTGTGTTTTCTTATCGTTTGTATACATCAAGTCACCTTGCATGACATTTGACCAAGATAGTTTAGATAGATATTTGAAT